TTCCGTTCACATTGTTTGCGCAACCATCGTACATCCTGTTTGGCTCGTACCACCCAAATTCAACTTCTTTGATTGACCACAAGTTAGCAAAGAAAATGTACGATCTTGGGCTTCTAAAACTAAATTGCTGATTGATATTTTTGCGCACCAAGAAACGACCAAGGCCCTTTCGGGCCTTTCTTATCTGTACCTAGACGGCATGAATAGCATCGGTTGTGATGCGCTTAGGTCGGCCAATTCAGTCAGTGCCCAAACAAGAGCGTCCATCCTGTCAGGAGATTTCTTGCTATTAACTGGATCCCACTCTGTCATTTGCTGCTCTAGCCTGTCGTGCCTGCCTACGTGATGGCACTCATGACGCTCATACAGTGCAGCAACTGGCTCTGCTCGCACGGCTTTGCCCTTGGTTGCCCTGACCTTAATGACGCGAAGTGAGCGAGACTTCTGAAGAATGATTGACTCAACCATGTCGCCGCCTTGGTTTACCTCCGCAACAACTGAGTCGGCATTCCAGCGCTTGTAGGCATCAACTACAACTGACGCCCATTGCTCCGGGGTGGCAGCGCTAACTGAGCAATCCTCCAGAACATAAACGTGATTTCCATAGTCAACACCACAAACAACAATGCCAGTCTCATCTGATTCATCGCTACTGGTTACTGCTGGGTCAACACCAACAACAATGCGCCTAAGCTCTGGAATGTCATGAATCCGGCATGACTCAATATCTGTCATTCTCCATAATGCGTATGGGTTATCGTCAAGTATCTCCGCAAGGCACTCCTGCCTAAACATGCGATCAGTAAGCTCGCGCTTTAGTGACTCTGCATATTTCGGCGTCAGGAAGTAGTTATCCATGGTTGTGCCTTTTATGACCTCAACGTATGGGTTATTGCACAACGACTTTATGACGCTTGTTGGCCTTGGGGTGGTGGCGATGTACATAAGGGGGTTCTTGCCAAGGCGGTTAATCAGCTTGGCCGCCTCAAGACCCTCTTCTGCATACTGCCACGCAGCAAGCTCGTCAACAACAGAGTGGGATGACTGGCTGCCACGAGACCGTTCAAGCGCCTCGCATGAGTAACCCGTAATTTGGCTGCCGTTATCAAACCTCAGGATTAAATCTGACTTGTTGAACTCGTAATCAATGTTTGGATTTATCTGGGATATGATTCCAGACTCACCAAGGAAGTTAACCTTCTTCAGTGATCCAAAATCAGCAGCCCATAGAGCTATGCGAGCAGAAGGCTCAGCCATCGCCAAATCAATCGCCTTGTTGCTCACATACCACGTCTTTCCGAAACCACGACCGCACAGCAGCATTAGTGTGTCTTTCTCTGGCGGTATCTCAACTATCTGCTCAGGTCTCGCCCACAGCCTGAAGTCGTGCAGGAGGTCATTCTTGGTTCGCTCATCACCATCAAACATGCGAGCAATAGCGTCACGCGCAATCCTTGGATTTGAGTGGATGAACTTGCGAACTGTCTCGATGCTATTCTGTGAGGTCATTCAGGATGCTCGCAAACTTATCGGCAGCAGTTTCAGTAATCTCGTGCTTTATTGCCCCGCCATTGGCACCTGTATGCTCGTTAGAGACGTTATCCTTCAACCCCAGGTCTCTGGCTATGATGTTGGCATTCAGTAGGTCTGCGGCTGCTCCAGTGAACTTCTGTTCGCGAATAGCCTTGTCAATCCTTTCTGCGACTTCCGAAAATTCTGGCTTACCCTTGTAGTCATACCATGTCGATTGAGCCAGACCAGAGTGGAGCAAAAAGCCATCCATTGTGAATGCGCGCATCTTTGCCAGCTTCTCAACTGTCACCACCCCTTGAAACGCGAATGCCTTAGCCTCCCATAGCGGATTATCTTCAGCCCACTTGAAATAGGCCAATGCATCATCCCACATCTCATCAGGATGGTTGTAGACTGGCGGGCGACCCACTTTGCGAGCCGAAATCTCCCATAGCGATTCTTTCTTCTCTTCTTCCATATCAACCTCAACTTCTCATGATTGTTTAACCGTTACATTGTATCAAACACAGGCACAAAAAAGCCCCCAGTTAGGAGGCTTTGTTTTAGTGTGGCGCTAGGATTCCTCTCTCTCTTCTATGATAACCGGCCCGCGAGACTTCACGAACTGCGTGAACAACCTTTCTGCCAACTCAGCATTAACAATTGCTTGCGTTTGTTCGCTGTGCTTACCTTCAAACATAAGGAAGTCAAGCTCGAATCCACCATCCGGAGTGTCCGTAAAAACAATGCCAACCTTAGCCATCACACCACCTCCAGTTTTTTACCAATCAACTCGCCATTCACCAATCCAAAAACCTCAATGAACAGCTTTCGTTTTGACGCCACTATCGGCTTTCCCGTTTCTAGATTTGTCAGTCTATCGGCGTCAGCCTTGCTTACCACGTAGCGCCCATAATCGTCTATTTGTAGCGAGTTGACAAAAGCCACTGTGTATCGCGCATTGACTTCTGATTCAGTCATCTTTCATGCTTCCTATCAATTCGGCTCTGAGTACCTGCAACTCATCAGGATTTGAGTGAATCAAAAACGTCACGCCATCGCCTGATTGTCGCATTTCAATGTCGCCATACTTGTTCCATTTCTCGCTGTAGACTGGAATGAACGTCTGCCCTTGATTCTTTGCCTCAAGGCGAACGACGACGCTAGTCCCCCATATGCTCCTCATTTCCTTGTTGCACAGTTGAACAGTGAGAGTCCCGTACACCTTGCCGCGAAGTCGCAGCTTTTCCCCTGGCCTTCTGTCTATCTTCAGCATCCGTTATTTTCTCCCATTTGTAACCAGCATGTGTTTTCTGCCTGCCTATGAAACAATCCCTGATTGACCTTGCGTTAAATCCAGCTATCTCTGCATCATCAATGGAATCAAACTCAACTATACCAAGCCTGTCTGATTTGCCAATCACTTTGTAGCTCGGGCAGATCCTTTTTGCAAATCCCCATCTGTACAAGTGGCGATATGCTGCCAGTGCAGAATGCTTGTTCATGCCACACTCAGCCCCTATCCGGCTGATGTCACCATACTTCATATCGGCATTCATGCAGGCATCATAAAACCTTGCCGTGCGGCGAGTTACCATATGGCCTCGCCAGTTAACTCGATGTCCATGCTCTGTGCCGAAGCGCCATGTCATCCCGCAGTAAACGCGACCTTCCAGGCAAGCCCGCCTAACGGACGAGTAGCTGTAAAGGTTGGCCTTGATTTGCTTCTCACTGGTGAAGTGATGCTCATTGCCTTCTGCATCTGTTGCGATTACATCCATTTTCTTTCTTTCTCCTATGACGCCATATTTCTTTGCTCTCTCCATGTAGCCAGACATCGACCCCATAGCCACTCCGGTTAGGTCGCTAACCTCTCGCATGGTCTTGCCTTGTGACAGCAGCTCGTAAACACGAGCCCCCGTCTTGCTAACCCACGTTCCGAACATCTCTACCCTATCTTCACGCCACGCCGTTGATTTCTTCATGCAGCGCCTCCGAGTACATCTTTAATTGATCCTTGTACATGCCAATCAGGTATCCGCAAGCCTCTTCATCGCAAACGCACTCAAGAGCCATTATTGCCTGTGCTGCGTCGCTAACTTGCTGTGCCAGCATTTTTATCTTCACTGCGTTCATACACTCCTCCCTTGTTGATGCAATAATACTATTACAGGCATCAGTTGCCGTCAATTACTTGCTACCTTTCTTGTTTCCGTTGTGAGTTATCTTCCTTGCAAAAACAGAATCATAATCACCCATTCCTCTAGCTTTTCTATGTCTTATGCAGGCACCAGAAACAACAACCCCATCACTCCTTGACCACTCCTCTGGGGTCATTGTCACCCCATTTATTGTGATAGACATGGTTCCACTTCTTTTGTGTTGCTCGTACTCGCTCCTAGATACATTGCATGAGTTACAAAGAGGTCTTAGGTTCTCAGCCCTGTTGTCTGACTTGTCTCCATTGATGTGGTCAACATGAGAGTTGTAAATATCACTCCACGACCAACCCTTCCCACAGAGACAGCATTTGCTTGCTGACCACCCAACAGCGTTAAATAGAACAAATCTATGCTCGTACAAATATCCGCTCTTTTGGGCGAGAGCATGAGATGGCTCAAAAACCATGTGATACCCATTGTTTTTTATCACTCTGTACTTTTTGGGCCTCCTTTCATACTCAGCCCTACCCTCCTTTTTGTTTAATGTCCCATTTCTCATCACCCTGAAGTAGTGCATTTGGCAAAGCCTTGCCGCCT